TCTTTGCTCTTATCTGAAACAAACCAAACCAGTTCAGGTGGTTTCAGTTTGGCTGCGTCTGAGTCGCCTGAGTTTGGCCGTGTTCAGCCACGGTTGGAATCTGTGGTTTCTGGAAGTGGCTCTTATGGTGACTTGGTTGCAGGCTGGTCTGAGCGAGTGCTCAACAAAACTTTGTTCGGGTGGCAACGTCAAGCATTGAACGGACAGTTGACCCACGACGACAACGGTGATTTAGTGCATCGTGAATCTCTTGTTTCTACGGCTCGTCAAAACGGCAAGTCTGTTGCGCTCACGGCGCTCATTGGCTGGTGGCTCACGGACTTTGCAGCGATGCGTGGCAAACCGATGAGGGTTCTTTCTACGGCCAACAAACTAGATCGTGCTGTTGCCATCTTCAATGAACTTGCCCCGGTACTAGAAGCGCACTATGACGCCAAAGTGACTTGGTCTTATGGGCGAAACAAAGTCGAGATAGGCAATTGTGTTTGGGAGGTTCGTGCTGCGACGCCTCATTTGCATGGTGGCACTTACGACCTGATTATTGTTGACGAAGTTTGGAACGTCACCGAGGAAGTTTATTTTGACGCACTACGGCCTTCACAAATTGCTGTGAAATCACCGTTGCTTTCTTCGTGGTCAACCAGTGGCGATGAGGGGTCTAAGACTATGCAACGTCTTCGGGAGCAAGCACTGGGGGCGATTGACAAACACAAACAAACACGGCTTTATTTTGCTGAATGGTCACTGCCCGATGTTGACCCGAATGATGATTCGTATTGGCGTTGGGCAAACCCAGCGTTAGGCGAGACCATTACCCTTGACGCTCTTCATGCAGCTGCAGAATCTCCTGATCGTGCAGCGTTCCTTCGTGCCCACTTGAATTTGTGGGTGTCATCGGCTGACGCATGGCTACAACCTGGAGTCTGGGAGAAACTCAAGACCGAGCAAGAATGCCCTGCCGGTGGCGTGTTGGCTGTGGATTGTTCTGTGGATAGTTCCAAGTATGTCGGCATTCGCTGTGGACTAACTGAGGAACAAACCATCGTGGCCACAGTCGAGTTCTCTACTGAGTCAATGAAAGAGATGTGGTTACAGATTGAAAAGGCTATGGAGGCAGACCCGAAACTGCGTTTGGTCATCTCGCCAACTCTTGACGTGCACACCCCTGAAAAGTTAGAACGCAGGCGCAGCACTTTTGGCTATGCAGAAATTCTCAAACTGACAGCCCTTACTAGATCGCTAATTTTGGAGCATCGGGTTTTGCATCGTGGCGAGGAACTACTGGCAAGCCATGTCAACAGGGCTGTGCTGGCTAGGGCTAACGGTCAAGTGGTTATCTCTTCCCAGCGTTCACCTGGGCCTATCGAAGCAGCACGACTTTTAGTGGTCGCTGCAGCAATGGTCTCACGCCCGATAAATACTGGCAAGGCTGCAATGGCTTTCCGTAGATAGTTGCATTTGCAACAATTGTGTGTAAGACTCCGAGCGTGGGTCTTTTCTCTCGCAAAATCCGAGCCGAATACGCCAGTGCGCCTATCAAGGCTGCTGCTGGTGTCGGCTCGTCCGGAATCCCACCGTTCTACGCATGGAACACTGGCACCCTAGAAACACTTGCGCTGTCTTTGCCTACTGTTTCACGTTCTTACGATCTGCTTGCTTCGACTATTGGCAGCCTTGAATTTAAGCAATACACCAAGCAGTGGACAGGCGAAAAATACGAAAAAATCTATGTGCCTAACGAAACGTGGATGGAGCGCCCTGATCCCAATGTGCCACGCCAGTTCATGCTTGCAAATACTTTTAAAGACCTCTGGTTTTACGGCCGTGCTTTCTGGTACACAACTTCTAGGAATGCTGGCGATGGACGCCCAATGTCTTTCCGTTGGCTACCAGCTGCAAACATTCAAACTCCTGATGAGCAAGGCCCACAGTATTTTGGTATGACCGATGACATTCAATTTAACGGTGTCAACATTGACGCTTCGCAAGTCATCACTTTCTTGTCTCCGACAACTGGACTTATCTTTACTGGCCAGCGTGCTTTCAACATTGGCTATCACTTAGATCAAGCAGCAGACCGATACGCCACCATTGAAACAGTCCCTGGCTATCTTCAGCAAACTTCTGCTGGCGAGACCATGTCGGGTGAAGAACTAGGTGACCTTGCTGCATCATGGGCGCAGGCTCGCCGTGATGGAAACGTCATTGGCGCATTGAACAATTTTGTGGAATTTGTCGAATTTGACAAAGACCCAATGAGCGTGAACAGCGAACAACGCCAGTATCAAGCACTCGATTTGTCAAGGCTTTGCTCCGTTCCTGCTTATCTCGTTTCGGCACCCACCCCCGGTGCTTCAATGACCTACCAGAACGCACAGCAGGCTCGCCAAGATTTATGGCTCTTCGGGGCACAAATGTACGCTACGGCACTGATTCAACGACTCAGCATGGACGATGTGTTGAGCCGTGGACGCTTTGTTGAGTTTGACCTTGACGATTTGCTTGAGCATAACGACATGGCAGAAACCCCAATAGAACCAGCCGTTTCAACACCATCGGAGACAGAATCAGCATGATCAAATTACAAGCCATACCAGTGACACTGGATGCAGCTGCAGGCGAAGATTCGCCACGCACTATTACTGGACTGGCCGTGCCTTGGTCGCCAGTTTCTGCAGTAGTTTCAGACGGCACAAAGGTTTCTTTTCTCCGTGGCGCTTTTGACCTTGAAGCAAAGAACCCTAAACTTTTGGAAAATCACGATTCTGCGCAGTTGCGTGGCGTTGTGACTGAACTTGCAGATTCAGAAGAAGGACTTTTGTTCACTGCAAAGTTTGCCAAGACCAGAGCATCAGACGATGCAATTGAACTTGTCAAGGCAGGCGCTTACGACTCCGTAAGCGTTGGCGCTATTCCTGAAAAGTTCACTATGTCAAAAGACGGAACAATGATTGTAAGTCAGGCCACCCTCGCCGAGATTTCGCTTGTCAGTTCCCCGGCATTCAAAGATGCCATCATCACAGAAATCGCTGCTTCCGAACCTGAAGAAGAAGCAACCGAAACCCCAACAACAGACACTTCCGAGGAGGAAACCATGTCACAAGAAAACCCAGTCGAAGCCTCCCAGCCCGACGTTATTCAAACACCCCTATTCGCAACAGCGAAGCGTGAGTTCAAGATGCCATCTGCTGGCGAATGGATCAGCGCACAGATGCAAGGTGGCGCTATCGCTGCCGAGTTCAATGCTCGTCTCCGTGCTGCAGCACCCGATGTAACCACGAGCGACCTTGATGGAATTCTCCCTCTTCCGATTGTCCAGCCAATCTATTCGGGAATCCAGGGTCTGCGACCTGTAGTCGATGCAATCGGCTCACGCCCAATGCCCCAATCAGGCAAGGTATTCATTGTTCCAAAAATCACCACACACACAAGCATTGGTGGCCCACAGACACAGAACACCACAATCACAGCAGGTCAATACGTCGTTGACGACATCCAAATCACCAAAGACATTTACGGTGGATACGTCGAAGTTTCCGAGGCTTCAATTGACTGGTCTTCACCAGAAGTCCTCAACGGCCTTCTTGAAGACATGGGCAAAAAATACGCCCTGGCTACGGACAATGCAGCTGCCGATGCGCTTCTTGCAGGTACTTCACAGACCACAGGAAACGTCGCAACGACAGACCCTGCAGACTGGATTGCAAAGGTTTATGCTTGCGCAACAACCATCTTGAGCAATGGCTACTACATGCCGGATCACCTCTTTGTTTCACCAGATGTGTTCGCACAACTTGGTCAACTCAGTGACACTGCAGACCGTCCATTGTTCCCACAGGTTGGGCCAATGAACGCATTCGGCACCATGAACCCCGGTGGCCGTGACGCAGTTGTGTTCGGTTTGCGTCTCGTAGTGGACACACAGTTCGCAGCAAAGACGACCATTGTCGGTGCAGCAGCAACTGGTGCTTTCCGTTGCTACGAACAGCAGAAGGGTGCTATCAGCCTTGACAATCCATCGACGCTGTCACGCACAATTGCATTCCGTGGCTACTTTGCCCCGAAGATGATTGACGCCAACCAGTTCATGAAGATTCCTCAGGCTTAGTCCTGAGACCTAGAGGGAACTGAAGAACCATGGCTACTTACGACTTAGCGTTTCACACACGCCTAGACGGTGTTGTGGTTCTTCAGACCTTCGTTGAAACTGGCATCCAGGTCGGCGATGTTGTCACCATTGCTGGCGCTGGCCACGAGATAAACGGCACACACACCGTTCTATCTACGCAAGACAACGAATACATCGGACAGTCAGACGAAGGCGACTTTGAGTTTGACAATCTGGTCATCCGTCTTTACCAGTTTCTTTTCCGAGACGCTGGCGACGATCTAGAGCGTTCTGTTGCTACAGGAACTGTGACCTTCACACCGTCTGTATCGTGGATACAGGCTTCCGATGTCACTAGTTGGTTAGGTATTGACGTTGCAACGGCGAACGACACGGCCTTTGTCACCGTTTGCGTCAATGCCACCAACAACTGGTGCTTCAGAAAGCGTCGTGAGGCTGGCTATGTGGACTCAATGACCACAGTGCCCGGTGCCGATGTGAAACTTGGTGCGATCATGTATGCAGCAACCCTGTATCGAGAAAGAGGATCGGCAGATTCCTTCGCCAGTTTCGATTCCATGTCATCAATACCTATTCCTTCAACCATGGGACGAATCATGTCTCTTATTGGTTGTGGCCGTCCACAGGTCGCCTGATGCCTGCATCTGGAATCCTTGTTGACGCAGTGAACGCAATCAAAACAGCGTTGACAGCGTTGGGTTTGAAACCAGTCACAGACCCACGCAACGCACGCCCAATGTCTGTCTTCATTGAATTACCAGTGATGACGTCATGGACTTACAACGTGGGCGACTTTCGCATCCCAGTTCGCATACTTGCAGCTCCCCCCGGCAACCAAGATTCAGGTGACTACCTGATGACCACGGTTGACACAATCATGAACTCTTCCATTGCCGTAGTTGACGCCCGACCGGGTAACGCTTCTTACGGTGGGCAAGACATACCAACATACGATTTGACTGTGGCAATCGCAGTCAAACGAAACTAGAAAGGTCAGAAATGGCAACTACAACATTCCTCAGCAATGCAACAATCAACATTACGCAGGGCGCAACTACATACGACTTGAGTGACCAAGCAAACGCTTGCACAATCACTGTCGGTCAGGACTCGCTTGAGTCCACAGCATTCGGTGACACTGGTCATCGTTTTGTCGGTGGTCTTCAGACCGTAGAAGTTTCTATCGATTTCTTCTTGTCTTACGGTGGTTCAGGCGCAACCTCAGAAGTTGAAACAGCACTTGCAGCAATGGTCGGCCAAGGCACAACGACACTCACCATTAGCCCATCTGGAACGACTGAGTCAGCGTCTAACCCTGAGTACGTCATTACTAACGCAATGATGGAAAACTTCACACCAATCAACTCAACCGTTGGTGAACTCGCAACCGTCACGGCTACCTTCACTGGTGGCACATGGGTACGAGACATCACCTGATCTAAGGAACGAGGGAAACAATGAAAATCCAACTACGCATCACGCCCAACGAAGGCGAACCATACGAACTAGAAACAAACCTGTTCGTCATTGTCGCTTGGGAACGCAAGTTCAAACAAAAAGCCTCAACGCTCGCTAACGGCATCGGCATTGAAGACCTTGCATTTATGGCCTACGAATGCTGCAAACAGCAAAACATTCCAGTGCCAGTTTCATTTGACGAATACATCAAGAAAGTCAATGCCGTAGAAGTAGTTGGTCAAGAAGACCCAAAAGCCACCGAAGCAACAGTTACCGAAGAGCCTTAGCAGAGGTACTTGTTGCGACAGGGTTTTACCCCCCACAAATAGAATTCGAGATTGACGATCTAACGACAGTCATTGAGATTTTGAACAACCAGCAGAAAGCACAACGGAAATGACAGCATCAGCCTCCATAGAGATAGCAGGTCTGAAAGAAACCATCCGTTCGCTGAACAAGGTTGAGCCTGGTCTGCGTAAAGAGTTCACTAAGAACGCCAACGAAATTGCCCAGCCAGCCATCCGTGAAGTTCAACAGGGCTACGCCAAGATTCCGTTGTCGGGTATGGCTCGAAACTGGACAGACAAATCAGGACGCAAAATCTTTCCGTTCTCGGTGGCGAAGGCACAGTCTG